AGAGTGCGGGTTCTGGTATATCCCGCGTCCGGGTTCAAAACCAAGGATGGGTAATATAGTCTGGGTACCGGAACAAAACTGCTATTGTTACAAGAGCCGGGTACTTATACCTATGCGGTTTAATGATCCTTCCATTTACGGCATTGTCGTTGAAGGTCAGTCTGCGTCTAAATCAATACTTATTCCGTAGGCATGACGGCAATTCACATGGAAAAGCCCGGCGGCCTTAGCCTCTTCCAGAGTCGGGTAGCCTTCTGTTTTCCCTGTGATGCTCAGTATCTTCCCTTGCCATGGCTGGCATAGTTCGCACGCTCCCCGGTGAGTGCTGACTTTCACAAGGTCATGGCCCTGCTCAACAAGGCGGTTGGCCGTGCCCTGAAGGTGGGCTTCCATACAAACTGTCCTTACATGCATCTCCGTATATGTCCGCATATTCCACATGCGCCCGGACCGGTCTTTGAATCCGGTCACACCCCGCTCCGCAAGTTGCTCTCTAAACCTTCGGGCGGTCTGCTTCCATGTATCGTAGCCAATCACAGTTCCTCTGACGTTTTCCAACGCCAGCTCCCGGTATATATCATTAACCTGCCGGCCAATTGTCTGAACAACATCATCAAACCGCTGATAAGCATTTTCGGCAAGTACCTGGGCTGCCTGCTGGTGGATAGCCCCGAAACCGGCTTTTACTGAAGCGCCCACATCTTTCAACATTGCATCAGCGGAATATAGCCCCTGTGAATAAACTCTTGGGATCGCTTCAGTACACCAGGTCCGGTTTCCTTCTCTTAGCTGCTGCAAGATGGCCTCAATTTCCCTTTTCATCTGGACCAAGTACTCCGTCTTGTTCGCCCGGAGAAGCGCCCGGTTGATGCGGTCCAGGATTTCACGTTCTGCCTGTTCATAGAACCTGATCAGGCGGTTTATTTCGGCATCGCTTAACTGTTTTGCGGTTCTCGCCATGCTTATTCACCGCCTTCACCCTCGCCCTCGTTCGTACCTCCTGCCGGCGGGAGTGTGATTGCCGGCAGACCGGTGTTACCCTGAACGGATCCGGATTGCTCGCCCTTAATGCGGTCTATTTCTTCCAGGAGTGCGCTTCCTTCAAGATCATATAACCGCCTCAGCGCACTCTCGAGGCTGGTCAGCCCGGCAGTATACCTCTGGACTTCATTCTGTGTAAGCTCCTGCTCATCATCCGGCAGGCCGTCTTTCCAGTCAATGTGGATGTTTTCAAGAACAACAGCTCCAGCCATACCCTGAGCTTTTTCCAATCGCGATGCCAACCAGAGGACTTCTTTCAACGCTGGATCGAACCTCATGCGTATACGGTTTACCTTTGCCAACGGAGCCATCATCAAGCGTCTTAGTGCTGTGCCTGATTCGGCCAGTCCGGCCTTGAGCTGGCCAAATGCCGCTGCTGATGTTTCGCTCAAAATATATAGCTGCTCCATGAGCAGGTCGATCTGCTTAAATGCTGCCTCAAGCTGCCCGTCCCATGTGACGTACCCCGGAGGCTGTTCCCCCTGGCTAACGGGGAAGTATTTGCCGCCACCCCGGTATGTCCACTGTCCGGTTGCCGGGTCATGCTCTAGTGCCGTGTCCGGACCGTACATATTAGGATCCGCGTGTTTGTCCAATATGCGGCTTATTTGTGCTATCCGGGTCTCTAGCTCTTGGATGATGCTGTCCAGGTCGCTGTAATCATCAAGGCCAGTTACTCTGTCGGTGGTAAGGACGTTGTTGACCGGCACAATCAAGAATTCATCTACACCGGTTTCTGTCTCCTTATATTCCAATGCTGGACCGATAATGTTGTTTTCAATCGGGTATTTAGCTGTGATTAACCTGCCCCGCTCGTGTACCTCGGTCTGCAGATACTTCTTTGTAACGGTCTTGCCCCGTTCCTGGGCATCTTCCTCATAAGTCCACGCCAATACATGGGCCTGTATCTCTTTGATGTTGTCGGGTTTGACCACCGGAAACCATATCGCCGGTTGCTGGCCTTCGATTATGGCTCGGTTATCGTATCTCACTTTAAAAAGCCCGGTCCCATATCTACTAACGTCTAGCGCAACTTCATACGCCACGTTAAAAAGGCCGTTGTCTTCGATAATCCGTTCAACGGTCTGCTGTTCCTGGCTGTCCTTGTCACCAGCCGTAATTCGCGGCTGCTCGCCCAGCAGCAGATCCGCAAACAGGAGCGTCAATCGCTTGTGCCAGTTCAATACCATTTCAAGGGTGGCTTGCTGGTCCTCTCGCAGCAATCTTATCCAATCCCTGAACACCTGCTCGTGCTTGCCCTCGAACAGCAGTTTGTTTTGAGCATACCTTTCCAGCCGCTCCACCTCCGCTGGCGGGGGCCAGGGCTGGCCTGGAGCAAGAAAGCTTAAACTTGTTAGCATCTTATCACCATCCTTACCATCCTGGTGGTTTGTCTATAGGTCTTCTTGTAGTTTGTACCATATCCTCACTTAGTCCATAGCGGACGCTGTCGATGCTGTGGTTGTCTTTATCTGGGAACTGGCTTTTGACATTGCCATTCCTGTCCGTTTCAAGCGAATAGTTTATGAATTCCCGTGCTGCCAGCGGACAGCGTTCCGGGTCTATTATAATGGCCTCCAGATCCTGCAGGAACTTTATGCCGAACTCCACAGAACCAGGCCCTTTCTTTGCTCCTTTTATTTTCATGCCGAAGCTCCGGAGCTCGTCAATGCTCTTTGGCTCGGCGCTGTCGGCAATAGTCCAAACATCGTTATACTGCTGCGCCTTTTCCCAAAACTGCCGGTTGAACAGATTGAGGCCGCTAATCTCTGTAAATAAATAAAGCCTGCGTCGCTTCCGGTCATAGTGCATGCGCTCAAACGCCAGCGGATCCACTGCGTAACCGAAGTCAAGTCCCTGCCTGATACGGTCAAATGCAGCAATTTCATTGTCGGTAATGGTCCTGAGTTCAACATTCGTAAACACTTCAAGCCCGGTCCCGACTTCTTCTCCCAGGTACTCATGCCGGTATGCCATTTCATTGGTCTTTTTGAGATGTTCTGCATCAGCAAGGAACCTTTCACCCAGCCATTCCGGTGGAACATCTAAATATGTGGAATGATGCACCCTTCGCCCAAGTTTCGGTATCTTCACCTCTTGGTTAACCCAGCTACGACCACTTTTCGGAGGGTTGAAGGAATAAAAAGAGATCCGTTTTTTATTCTCGCCCCGAAACAAAGACTGGAGAATATTCCGGATCTCGTCCATGCTTGCAAACTGGTCCACTTCTTCAAACCAGGCGTATTTGATATAACCTTTACCGAGGTTGACCGACTTCATTTTCTTCGGGTTATCTGCACCCCGGAAAATGATCCTCTGTCCAGTAGGAAGATAAACAATCTGCATCGGACTGATCTGGAATTTAAAAAGATGGGCTATACCCATCTTCGTGGCGGTCCATTCAAACTGGCCGAACACTGAATCACGGAGCTCGTTACTGTATCTGCGAAACACAACAGCGTTGGCATCTGGGTCTTTCATTATGCCGAGCAGGATTTCTGCGCTGATGAAGGTTGACTTCGTGGATCCGCGGCCGCCTTTACACCATACCTCATCGTGGAGCTCCACCTTAAGCTCTCTGTGGAGACCGTAAAAAGATGGGGCAATCAAACTGGACAGTCTAATCGTCTGACTCATTTATATCATCCACTATCTTGACAGCCATCTCGGCGTTGATGTTTAGCTTATCTGTAAACATACCAATGTGTTTGCCGATGAGTTCCAGAGCTTTCAGCTTGTCGCAGATTTTGACCTCCCGCTCAACGATATCGCCTTCCTCGCCTGGAATGATCTTGACCTTCACAGAAGCAATAGCAGCAGTATCTTCTCTGTTGGCATCGCCCCGGACAGTGGCTTCATCCATGTTTATAACATCAGTTGCATTGACAAAAGCAACTTTTGCGAGCTCACGAAGTACTCTGTCTTGAGTTATGCCGGTGCGTCTTGAACGCTCAGCCATGGCTTTGTCTATGGCATGTTTTACTGTAGTTTTCTGTAGTAACTGATGACCTATTTCGCTTGCTCTTCTTACACTATAGCCTGCTCTGATGGCAGCCTGAGTGGCATTAAGATCCACCAGGTACTCATCAACGAATGTTTGCTGTTTCGGCGTTAGTTTTGCCACTCTCACCACCTCGCTTTCAGGGTAATAAAAAAAGAGCCCGAAGGCTCTAATTCATAACATAAAATTTCAATTTCTTATCTTATCGCAAGATATTAATACATTGTACACTATCTTCTCTTCAATCCCTGTCTTTTGGCTTATTAAGTAGCTGTTTTTCGTAAAGTCTTTTTTAGGGTTGTAGTGTTCAAGTATCTTTCCTTCTATACTCTCATAATATTCTTCAAACGCCTTCTGACCTTCTTTTGTAAAGTTTGGAAAGCCAGATTTCAAATTGCATATAAAGCCTTCGTTTTCAAGTTCTATGTACGTTTTATCTCTTGTAATAGGGTAATCACTAAATGTATCATCTTTTCGCAACATAATAAGCTTTATGATTTTCTCAGTATTTAATGATTTTATATCCAAGACCTCATCTCCTTTCACTACCATACTTCGCCACGAAAGGAGAAAATCCTTCTTTTCGCTTCAGCCCTCCCACCCCTGGGCAACAATGAAGCGTTCGTAAACCCCACACAGAATCCCAAACAACTATGCCAGGCACCACCGAGGAGGATGGATTTAAACTCGTGGCAGTACCCGGCTTCTTTTGCAAAAATAAAAGAGCCCTGGTTTTCCAAGGCTCTTATTGAGACAATAATTCTATTATAATTATTATAACACATTAAGCGGACAAAAAACGGACAATTTTCGGACACAAAACGGACAAATCTTGGGTATTCAACTTTCGTATTGGCATAAGTTCTCATTCTTTTTCATGTAATCAACCCCATATCAAAAGAAATGCTGCGAGTAATAGTAACCCTATACACCCTGTAATAAAAAATCCTTTACAGAAGCCTACTTTAAATTCCTTTGAGAATTTCATGGTCGTATCCCCTCCGATCACCAAGGTTTTATATGTACGTCTTAAAACCACAAGCTTGCGTGGGTTCGAGTGATACCATTATTGCTTTAAATCCTTTAATCTATAATGCATCAGCCCCAAACAACACTACCTTCAACTTGTTTACCAGCCTGTTTTTGTGCCGCCGGTACGTCCTCTCATCACAATGCAACGCCTCCGCAATCTGCGCTGGTTGCATCAAATCCCAGTATTTGAGCGGGACTATGTCATAGTATTCATCATCCTGTATCGTCTCCAGCGCCCGCTCTATCCTCGCAATCTCCTTTTTCGTGCGCTCCATGCTCTCCTTGCGCTCTGCAATATACCTTTCTTCCCTTGCCTCTGGGTCATGCATCCTATATCCCCCTTGAGATGGCTTGACTATATCCCGGGATTTCTCCGGCGGAGAGACAAGACCGTTCCGCAGGTCCTCCTCATCCTGGGCAACCTTGAGCCGGAGCGCTGGTAGCGAATAGAGAAGTCGCTCAGTCTCCTTGAAATAGTCTCTATTGCTGGCATCAAGCTCTTTGTTCGCCCGAATAATAGCCTCAGCAGCTTTTTTAACTGATTCGTCAACGGTTTTTCTGATTATCTTTAATATATCAGGTGATATAGTCGATTTCACACCCATATTTCCTCGCCCTTTCTTTTGTGATATAATGGTTTTGGTTGAATTACTTGGGCGAGAGCCCTTTTTTTCTTGCTCTTTTGTTCGTGTAATTTTTATAATGTGAATTTATCAACTTTTGCCAATGCCATTTCTCCTGTTTGTTTGTCTTGAAATTCTATTCCGCATTGATTTATGATTACTTCCAAGCCGTTTTCTTTTGCCTGTTTGATTAATTTTTCAATAGTTACTTTATAATAAATAGGGTCATCTTTTCTTAGTGCCATAAATTCTCCTCCTTTCGCATTAATTCCGGATTGCGCTCCTAACTTCTTTAATTGCCTCTGTTTTTCGGATTCTCCGGGTGCATACAGCCCTTCCCAGGTATGTAATACTGGCACGGTGGAAGTTTGATTGTCGCATAATTCTTTATAGGCTGCCCATTGCACCAGTGATTTGGAAGCGGGCAGAGAATATGTATGAAATCCTTCATTTCCTGATACTTTGTCATAGTCCAAGCGCCTTCCTTTCTTTTTCAAATGCCTTCGTGAGCCTGCGCCACTTTTGCCGGCATGGCACTCCGCTATCTTCGAGAAAGATCTTGGCGCACCTGAAATAGAATCTGATCTTCTTTATGAGCTTGTTCACATCTCACCCGCCCCTTTCTTCCAGCATATATTTCAGTTCCTCAATCTCAGCACTGGCCTCCACAGTCGATAGCTGCTCAAAGTCGTCCTCCGGTTCCTGGCCGAGCTGCCGGCAAAGGTACTTGTAGTATTTGACCTGTTTTTCAGTTGCCATCGTCACTCACCCTTTCAAAATAAAATTTCCCATCCCATGGCTTGACTTCAATAATCCCGTAATCCTCTGCAACCTTGCATATGTAGTTACTTTGTACTCTCTCATGCAGAGTTTTTATCAAACGCCTAAAGGTTTCGAGCTTGCTTGCTCTCTTATAATGATTGCACCTGCGGCAAGACGGGTTAAGATTCTCAATGTGGTCTACATGTTGTCTGTCAATGCCGTACAGCATTTTTTGTGGAATGATATGGTCTACCTGCATATCCTTGTAAGCTATAACCTTGCCACAGTAGGCGCAATGGCCGCCGTATTTGTTGTAGACTTGGAAACGTTCAGCCTTTGTCATTCTTCCCCACCTCCCAGTGCCTTTTCTGCAGCTTCTTTGGCAGCTAAACAACCACAAACACAGTCAAAACAATCTTTTCTGCAATCACCCAATCTTTCATCGATGCCCATATCCGATAGAGGACATCCGCATTCGCTCTGCATTGTTTTAAATGCTTCACGTAAGCTAATCCCCTTGCACGGCAACACCACCAGCCGCCCTTCTTGCTTTGCCTTGGCAAGTTCCTGTACTTCTCTCGGCGATAGCTCGCTGTCCTCGTATGCGGCAAGACGTGATATCGCTTCATTTGCGATAACTTCTATCTTTCTTGGTAATTCCCATCTATAGCAAGCAACTCCTAAACTATCACGAAATGTCAACCTCTCAAACATCTTCATTCCCTCCTATAGCCTTGTCTATTTCAGCAAGGGCTTCATATGTTCCTGAGCTGTCATAAAAACTATCAAATGTCTCAATGTCTCCATTCATATGCCAATTCAGTACTTCAAGTCCTATTCCATATAGCTCCCTCCAATAGTCAAGTGCCTCCCTCGCCTTCCGCAATGCCTCTATATGTCTACATTCCTTGCCTATTTCATCAGGCGCAAGCATATTGACCGTAGCTGACAATGTGTCAACCTGTGCTTTAAGCCGCTCAATTTCTTTATCTCTTGCTGCAACCTCATCCATATGGCATTTAGCCTCATATTTCCACTCATCAAGCTGTGCCTGTAGTTGCTCTATCTCCTGCTGTTGGGCTTCGATGGTATTAATAGCTTCCTCCAGCACCTGCTTGTCATGCTCAAATATTTTATCCGTGTCGGTTTTCAAACTTTCCATACCTTCCTCACTTTCCGCTTTAGCTTTTTCTAAGGCTTCTACAAACCTTTCAGCATCAGTAGAATCTGTTATTTCAATGTTGTGCCTTATACTCCCTGTGGACATATCCTCACTCCCTCTCGTCCAATATCTCAATCAGTTCCGTAATAGCTTCGCTTGCTTCTTTATCCGTCAGATTCTCAAAATCGTCCTCCGATACTTGTCCAATAGGAACATCACTCTCCACCTCACCTTCCCCATCTTCTCTGGATCGCCATACCTATTGTTATCAGGCCAACTATCCAGATTACTGCTATTATTGCGAATACGATGAAGCCACTGACTGTAAGGCCGATCTCGATTCTCAAGAATTGATTGTTCATGATATCCCTCCTCAAGCAATCCGCTTCGTGCCTTCAAAGTATCTCATAATCTGCTCCCCTATCCACCGGGCCATAGGTACCGGCACCGCATTCCCAACCTGCCGGTATATATCCCTAGCTGTGCCGGCGAATTTGAAACTGTCCGGGAAGCCTTGCAGCCGCGCATATTCCCGCGGAGTATATGGCCTTATCCTGTGACCGTCTTTCACGAGACGTGTACTAACATCCTTTGCATAGTGTGCTACGCAACACGGTGCCCTGTCGTCAAGGTCGGGGTCAGATATGATTGGCCGGTCCCTATATGCGCCGTTGAGCCGCCGGTATACATATGCCGGGACGTCTATGTCTGGGTCGCGCTCAATTATGTCCTTAAGCCGCAGCGGCTTTTCGTCCGGATATTCAAGGCTCGGCATCGGCCTTTTGCTCCCAATGAGTATTAGTCTCTTACGCTCCTGTGGTAGCCACATGTTGGCGTTTACAGGACATTCAATGCGCACGTAATAGTCCGGCAGTTTTGTCAGAGCCTCCATAACAACACGGAATTTTCTCATTCCTGGTACATTTTCAACTACATACATTTCCGGTCGTGCAAGTGCCACATGCCTGAAAAAATGCAGGAACAAATCATCGCCCGTTCTGGTACCGTGTAAATCTGCAGCTGTTGAATACTTTTGGCATGGGAATGTACCGATGTAAACGTCAGCCTCGGGTTGGTCAAGTACAGTTATCTGGGTTATATCTTTCTGGCATATCTCATGGTCAAAGTTTTTCCGCAGAGTTTTACAGCAGATAGGATCTATTTCATATGACTGAATTATTTTTATCCCAGCGTCGCATATACCGTAGTCCATACCACCAGCACCAGAGAAGTAGCTTTTCGCAGTTATCATGCTCAATCCCACTCCTGTCCCTCCAATGCCTTCTCATTCTTCTCAACATCCACGATCTCAACTTCCACCCGCGGGTTCTTCCTGTCGACCTTGAACCTGTGAACTATGCCCCGCACATACTTCTGGCTGTCATTCGGTATCACGCCCGCATGGACCAGCGCATCAAGTATAAACTTCTGCCCGGCCATGATGTTGTCAGGGTCCCTGCGATGGTCCAGCTCATACCAAGTGATTACCAGGGCGACTTTCTCATATGAAGGTAGTTTCTTCGCCAGCCAGGCAACCATTGCTGTATATGT